GATGCTAAATTGCTTTATGCAGAAATAACAGCTCTATGTAATATGAATGGTAAGTGTACAGCTTCAACTCAATACTTTTGTAGATTGTATGAAGTTAGTAGATCATCAATTCAAAATTGGCTAAAACTTTTAGAAGATAATGGCTATATAACTAGAGATGTAAAATATAAACAAGGTAGTAGAGAAATTGAGTCAAGGTATATTAAATTAGTGGACACCCCTAGTTTAAAAAACTACACAGATAATACTAATATAAATATAAATAATAATAATATTACATATAGTAATAGAAAGGCGCTTTTTAAAAAACCAACTTTAGATGATGTTAAGTCTTATTGTATTCAAAGGAATAATAATATAGATGCTGAAGCGTTTTTAGATTTTTACGAAAGCAAAGATTGGAAAATAGGTAAAAATAAAATGAAAGATTGGAAAGCTGCTGTAAGAACTTGGGAACGTAGAGAAGTTAAACCAAAAACAATGGGTAAATTACACTCACAAATAAATGAATGGCAAGAAGCTAAAAAATTACTAAAATGAAATTACTAAAACAAGAAAACTTAAAAGAGCTGACTTTAAAAGTATTAGACTTGGTTGCTAAAACAGGAGTAGAAATAGGGCATAAAACAGATAGAGAAACTCTAGCTAATTTATCTAAAATATTTGCAGAAGATTTAATAAGAGAAAAGAGATTTGGCAATATGACTTTTAACCAAGTTGTAGATGCTTTTCATCAGGGCGTTAGATTTGGAAAAGAAGAACCCTTTTTAAATATTAGAACTTTTTATAAGTGGGTGTATGCTCATAAGAAAGTAATAGATAACGCTTATTATCAGGTACATACAGTAGGACAAAAGAATGTACCTTTTTATCAAGAACCAATAAAATTATTAAAATGATAGGGTGGGTATTAATCGCAGCAATAGTGCTGCATATAAACTATAAATTAAAAGAATGAAAACAAAAGACAAAGTAAGATATTGGCTAACAAAGTTTGATCATTTAAAAGATAATGATAATAAATTATGTGCTAATATTTGGAATGAAGAACTAAAAAGGTATATAAGTTTTGAAAAATCAAGCGTTAGAGATTTTCTAAGATTATATTCTTTAGGCAAACTAACCTCAGCACCTAGTATAAAAAGAGCTAGAGCAAAGCTACAAGAAGAAGAACCTGAATTAAGAGGGCAAAAATATTATATGAGAAAAGGAACATATCAGAAAGAATGGCGTAAAAAGCTAGGATATGAAACCAATAAGTAAACTAAAAAAAGAATTAGATAAGTGGTTTAGTCTTTACATAAGACTTAGAGATGCAACAGATGAAGGAATGGTACAATGCTTTACTTCAGGTAGAGTATATCACTACAAAAATATTCACGCAGGACACTTTATGTCTAGGAGATGTCTTTCTACTAGGTGGTGCGAGATAAACGTACAACCACAGTCGGCTGCTGATAATCTTTTTGCTCAAGGTGAACAGTATCGGTTCGGACTTAATCTAGATGCAAAATACGGAGAAGGAACAGCAGAAGAATTACAATTTAAAGCAAGACAAACTATAAAACTTTCTAGGATAGATTATGAAGAAAAGATAAGTTATTATAAATCGGCTGTTGAAAACTTAAAAAAAGAAAAAGGAATAGAATAATTTTTTTTATAACTTTGAAAAATGCAGACACCAATTTATTCAAGTCAAGAACACAAGTCAATAGTTGAAGTCTATATAACAATGTGTAAACAGTTTGCAGAAGAAGTAGCAAGTAAAAGTAAATACAATAATTATCTTGAGGTTGTAGATTTAATAGTTGAATATTCTAACGGATATGGATCAGGAGTTAGAGAGAATAATTTTTATGATTGGATAATGATTATTCCAATAAACCTTTCAGTAGCTACAAGTGGGTTCTTTGCAGGAGTAGAAACAAAAAGCAACGCAGCAGTAGTTAGAGCTTACAAAGTAGTGTTAGATCAAATGCTTCACGAGATAGTAGAAAAGCTTGATAAACTTAAACCTGATGATGACTAAGATTTATAAAGAAATAGCAAAACTTTCAGATAAGTTTAGAACTATGGCTTTTGGAATAACAACAGATGAAAATAAAATAAATAACGCAGTACAGGAATTAATGCTTTACTTTCTACAAATGAACCCTGATACTCTTAGAAGTATTTACGAAAAAGATGGAATTGATGGCGTTGTAAGATATGGTGCAGTTGCATTAAGAAGGGCTTTAACAAGTCCAAGAAGTAATTTTTATTATAAGTATGAAAAGTATTATACCCATATTGACAGCTCTAGTTATAATTGCAGTAAAACTTATAACAATGATTATTTGGAATTTTCTAATAATAACAACAAAAATATTACAAACATTCCTAACCAAGAAGTAGATAACACTCAATTAAAAAAGCTAGAAGAAATTGACAAAGCTTTAGAAGATGTTTATTGGTACGATAAGAAAATCTTTGAGTTATATTACTACGAGGGGAACACACTAGACTCACTCGCTGAGAAAACTAGAATAAGCAGGAATAGTATTTTTAATACAATAGACAAAGTAAGGACAATACTTAAAAAGAAACTAAGTGAAAATAACTAACGAGGACAATATGGACTTAATGTCAAGGTATAATGATAATCACTTTGACTTAGCAATAGTAGATCCACCTTATGGAATAGATGTAAACAAAATGAGTTTAGGAGATGGTGCAAAAAAGCAAAAAAGACACAAAGAGTATTTAGACTCAAAAACACCAAAAAAAGAATATTTTGAAGAATTAAAAAGAGTTTCAAAAAATCAAATTATTTGGGGGGGTAATTACTTTGATTTACCACCTACAAGATGTTTTTTAATTTGGGATAAAATACAAGAGTTTAGTGGTGCAGATTTTGAGTTATCTTGGACTTCCTTTAACAAAGTAAGTAAGGCTTTTAGAATGAGTAGGATTGAAGCTTATGGTAAAGGTACTATACACCCAACACAAAAACCTGTTAAACTTTATGAATGGCTATTAATGAATTACGCAAAAGCAGGAGATAAGATACTAGACACTCACTTAGGTTCAGGCTCTATTGCAATAGCTTGTCATAACTTAGGATATGACTTAACAGCTTGTGAGCTTGACAAAGAATATTACAATGCCGCAATGAAAAGAATAAAAGAACACCAATCTCAATTAAGGATAATATGAATAAGTTCTTTGTGCCTAATAACATCTATGAAGATAGGATAGCAATATGTAAGAATTGTATTTACTATTCTAAACTATTAGGCCAATGCAAAGTTTGTTTATGTTTTATGAAAATAAAAGCAAGAATAGCACCTATGGCTTGTCCTCAGAAGTATTGGGATAAAACAACAGAAGTAGAAGCGCCTGATGATTTGCCGCAAGAAATAATAGAAGAAATATTAGATATTTGGAAAGACTTAAAAACAGGTAGGGCAAAAGACGTAGCAGCTAAAAAGAAAATGATAGAACTATACAATACCATCTATATGACAAATTACAAAACAGGAACTAATTGCGGTTCTTGTATATCTACTTGTTATGATGGAATAAAAAAACTTTATAAAAAATACTCACAATGACAAAGAAACACAATTATAAAAAAGCACCACAACCTCATTACTATTCAGGAACAGTATATGGTTACTCAGCAAAGAATATAGTAGAAGATTTTAAACTTGGATATAACACAGGAACAGCAGTTACTTATCTTTTAAGGGCAGGTAAAAAAGAGGGCAATCCTGCTGAACAAGATATACAAAAAGCAATCAATCATTTACAATTTGAGTTAGAAAAATTATATAAACAAAGTGAAACAAGAACAGGCGGATTGGCAAGATGACACTATATAAATGTAAATGCGGTAAAGAAGAAAAAGAAATAGCTAAAGCAACCATTGTCTTTAGAGATAGTAATTGGGTATGTAAAGAAGCTAAATGTAGCTGCGGTAAATATATGGATAGTAAACCAACTGAAGGTATGCCGAGTATAAAAAGAACTGAAGCATCTTTGAGTAAAAAAAAACAAGGAGATAAACTTTGGGCAGGTGCAAAAGAAAAACTAATAGGTGAACGAGGTATAAACGAATCATTTGATTAATGGGTAAACATAGAACTAGAAAGTATTTAAAGTATTTAACTAATAAAGCGATCAAGTATTATTTTGACAATCCTGATAACAATAATATGAAAGATTTGGCTGAACGGTTTAATTTACCTCAACAAAAGTTAAGCAAAGCTTTAAGTGTAGAACTTAAAAAAAGAGTTGATAATAGTTTGCCTAGAAGATGTTTAAACTATTAGAAAAACAAATAAATAAAAAATCTATTATATATTATGAAACAACAAGTTAAGATAACCCAAGTAAAAGGAAACCCTAACAATCCTAGAATTATTAAAAATGATAAGTTTAAAAAATTAGTGAAGTCTATACAAGATTTTCCTGAAATGTTAAAGCTAAGACCAATTGTAGTAGATGAGGATATGATGGTGCTTGGTGGCAATATGCGACTTAAAGCAAGTAAAGATGCAGGATTAAAAGAAGTATGGATAGAAATAGCTGAAGGACTTACTGAAGAACAAAAGAAAGAGTTTATCGTAAAAGACAATGTAGGGTTTGGAGAATGGGAATGGGATATGTTAGCCAATGAATGGGATAGTGTTCAACTTGCAGAATGGGGTTTAGATGTATGGGAAAATGAAGATGATAAAGAACCTGAAGCAGGACTAATAGAAGATGATGAAATACCTGAAGTAAAAGAAAGCAAAGTAAAGAGAGGTGATATTTGGCAACTAGGAGAACACCGCTTAATGTGTGGAGATAATATGAACTTAATGAAACAATATGAAGATAATTATTTTGACCTCGCAATAGATGACCCCCCTTATGGCATAAATCAAGATGCAACACAAGAAAAATTAGCGAATAAAAAGGGTTTTAATAAACAAGCAGGAACATATAAAAAATATCACGAACAAAAATGGGATAGCAAAATTCCTAGCAAAAATTATTTTAATAATTTAACAAATATATGTAAAAACCATATAGTGTGGGGGGGTAATTATTTTTGTGAGCTAAAAGATACAGGTATTATAATTTGGTATAAAGGAAATAGTGGTAATTTTAAAGAGGGGGAGCTTGCTAAAACAAACCTAAATGTATTTAAAGTTTTTCAATACAGTAGAGCTGACGCGTATATTAATGACTGTGAAAATAAAGTACACCCAACGCAAAAACCTATAAAACTTTATTTATGGTTGATTAATGAATTTAGCAAAAAAGGTGATAAAATTTTGGATTGTCATTTAGGTAGTGGCTCAACACTAATAGCGTGTGAAAAAACTAATAGAATATGTTACGGAATGGAATTAGACGAAAAGTATTGTGATGTAATAATAGAAAGATGGGAACAATTTACAGGACAAAAAGCAATTAAAAATGGAACAAAATAGAACAAAGATAAACAAAGAGAGATTGTTGAAAGCTTTAGAAAGCTCACTAGGGGTAATAACAACAGCTTTAAAAGCAACTGACTTAAGCAGAACAAATTTTTACAAGTGGCTAAAAGAAGATGAAGAATTTGCAGCTAAAGTTGAAGAAATAGAAAACATACAACAGGACTTTATTAAGTCTAAATATTATGAATGTGTAAAAGATAAAGTACCTTCAGTTGTAATACACGCAGCTAAGACTAGACTTGGTTGGAATGAAACAAATAGATTAGATGTAACTTCAGGAGATAAAGCAATTAATATGCCTTTAATAAACTTTGTAGAAACTGAATCTGAATAGTAAATACAATCCACTCTTTAACTCAGATGCTCGTTACTTTATAATAACAGGGGGTAGGGGTAGTGGGAAGTCATTTGCTGTAACAGTATTCCTAACACTTCTAACAATGGCTAAAGGAATCAGGGTATTGTTCACAAGATACACAATGGTTTCAGCTCATTTATCAATCATTCCTGAGTTCTTGGAGAAAATAAGCTTATTAGGTTTTGAGAATATCTTTAGCGTAAACAAAGCTGAAGTAGTAAATTTAGGGAATCAATCTGACATACTATTTAGAGGTATAAAGACATCAGCAGGTAATCAAACTGCAAGTTTAAAATCATTACAGGGAATTAGCTGTTGGGTATTAGATGAAGCAGAAGAATTAATTGATGAAGATATATTTGATACGATTGATTTAAGTATTAGAGAAAAAGATATACAGAATAGAATTATCTTAATCTTGAACCCTGTAACCAAAGAGCATTGGATATATAATAGATTTTTTGAAAGCAAAGGCGTTGAAGCAGGTTTTAATGGCGTTAAAGACAATGTTTGCTATATCCATAGTACATACCTAGACAATAAAGAAAATCTATCTAAAAGCTTCCTAGAACGTATTAAGACTATAAAGCATAATAACTTTAAAAAATATCAGCATAAGATTTTAGGTGGGTGGCTTGATAAAGCAGAAGGTGTAGTATTTGAGAATTGGAGTATAGGAGAATTTAATCCTGATGGCTTACAAACTTCTTGCGGTATGGACTTTGGGTTTAGTATTGATCCTGATAGCTTAACTGAAGTAGCAATAGACAAGCGTAAGCGTAAGATATATTTAAAAGAGCATATTTATAAGAACGGCTTAAAATCACAAGAACTTGCTCAGATTGTTTTAGATAAAGTTGGTGATAAACTAATTATAGCAGATAGTGCAGAACCAAGACTAATAGCAGATTTAAGACACTTAGGAGTAAACATTAAACCTGTAAAAAAAGGAACTATTGAAAGTGGTATAACTCGTATGCAAGATTTTGAATTAGTAATAACACCTGAATCTACTAACATAGCTAAAGAGCTGAATAATTATGTGTACGCAGATAAAGGTTCAAAGTTATATCACGATTCTTGGAATCACAGTATTGATGGAATACGCTATAACGTCATATATCATTTAGACAATCCAAATGCAGGTAAATATTTTGTACAATAAGAAACCCCCCACCATATTTACGACAAAAGGAATAGTTCGGTGAGGGGTACTAAAAATGAAATACAAATCGCAGCAAAGATACACTTTAAACTAAAATAAACAAATTTCTATTATATAATATATGAAGATTAATATTAAGAAGAAGGGCAAGACTAAAAGGTTTAAATTAATTAGTAGTTGGGAAGAAGTAACTTTAGAAAAGTGGTTAAAATTAATTGACTTTCAAAAAGGTACTAAAAGCAAAGAAGCAGAAGAAACAATAGCAGCTTTATCTACTATTCCAAAAGATTTAATAAAGCAATTGGAGTTAAAAGATGTAGCAGTTATAATGAGTAAGTTATCTGAGCTTCAAGCAAAGCAGGATAGTTCTTTAAAAAGAGTAATTGAAGTAGAAGGGAAACGCTACGGCTTTCACCCTAATCTTTCAGAAATCACTCTCGGTGAGTTTGCCGATTTAGAAACTATGATTAAGAATGATATTGAAAAGAATATGCCTGAAGTAATGGCTATTCTATATAGACCAATAGTAAACGAAGAAAATGATGTATATACTATTGAAGCGTATGATGGTGATATAAGTATAAGGGCGGAACAGATGAAGAAAATGTCAGCAGAACAAGTGCAAAGTGCGCTGCTTTTTTTTTACAATTTAGGGAAGGAATTGTCAATGACTTTGCCATTATATTTGATGGAACGGCTGAAGGAAATGAAGGAGCAATCGCCACCGATAGCTTCGCAGAAAGATGGAGTTGGTTTGGAGTAATGTATAGATTGACTAATGCAGATATATCTAAACTAGAACAAATAACAAAGCTTAACCTGTTAGAAGCTTTAACTTGGTTAAGTTATGAAACAGATTTAAACGAACAAAACAACGTAAAGTTAAATGAAAGAAAATTTGAATAATGATACAAAATAAGAGTTATAATAACGTAATAAACACACTTTGTAGATTAGGAGAATATCACGAACAAATATCTACTGTATCTGTTGGAGATATATTTGATATAAACTTAGAGAAGATGGAAAAGATGCCGCTTCTTCATATAAACCCAACTTCAGTTACAACAGGTGATAGCGAATTAGTATATAACTTTCAAATATTTGTAGCTGATTTAGTTTCTGAAAAAGACAATTGGCAAACGTATCAAGCAGCACAACTCACTAAGCTTCTTGATCCTAAAAACAACGAACAGCAAGTATGGAATCAAACTTTAGATATTTGCACAGATATTATAAGTATGCTAAGACACAGCGCCCAACAATCTTTATTAGGCGTAAACGATATTAATGACCCTTTGTATTTTACAGATGACCAATTTACAATAGAGCCATTTCAAGAACGATTTGACAATCTTTTATGCGGTTGGACTTTTACAATAGGAATTAAAGTAATGAATGA